ATGTCACGCCACAAATCCCCCTGCTATACTCCCATCATCACCCACCACTCCGAATCCAACATGCACAATATCGCCAACCTCCACCAAGACGAAAAAGACAAAATTAATGCCGATTTAGCCGCATCCGGTATCGCGTACAAAGAAAGACTCGGACTGCCGTATGATCTGTACGAAACAGAAAACCAGCAGCCCGAGCATTTACGCCCGTACTTCAGAGAGAGACTGGAGCACTACAGGGAGATCGGGAAAAGATTTCCGCGTGGGTTTGAGTACAATCAAGACTAATTAATGATACTACTAAGAAAGAACGCAACAGAACCCGTTAATTGAGAAATATCGACAACGGCACCGTCTGATTTCTTAACAAATTTAACCGATATCATTTCATCATCAACACCAAAACCGACATAAATATCGTGTTCCATGCTTCTGATATCTGTCGTTAGTTGTGCTGTGATAATAGGTCTAAAACCAACGGCTGATTGATAGTCAGATGAAAGCAATTTATCAGTCTTGATATAAAGTGTTTTTTTATCTGTTGATAGCGAGAAGCCACGTATCCCTATTTTAGAGTAATCACTGCTTAAGGCCCCGCCCTTATTACTCACAACAACAAGTCCCATCGCGTGAATTCGAGGTACTGGGATGCCATTTTCTTCAATCAGCACAGGGTTTTTCAATACAACCTCACCTTCCGTTCCTCCGGTCACAATTCCCGCTGATATTTTCATCACGGACTTACGCCAGCTATCCGTTGTATTTGTATAGGGTGGTACAGTGAATGATATTTTATACAATTTCCAATCCAAGCTATTGAATTTAAATTGCTGATAGTTGGACTCAAATGGATAATCCATATAAATCCCACCAGTAATCAGACTTGAGTTGACTTTCGCTTCAATACTAAATGTGTATGTAGCACCTGGCCTAACGGGAAATGATTTTGTTAGGTATGCGCGATCAGTATTCGCAGTTCCAACTTTCTTTATAGTTGCTGCTTCACCATCTGGAGAGTAGTCTATAGTGCTTCCAGAACTTCTCTCAAATGCCATATCTTGCACTGATTTAATTGCTATCACGCTCATCTACTTATCCTCTTTTGCTCGTAATTAATGACACGTCTGACACAACACGATTACACCCCGCGCGCATTACTCGCGCTAAATCTGTACCGTTCTGAACCGTCCACACAGCAAGGCCGACGTTTGCATTTCTACATTTTTTTGCGATTGTCGAGTCGCTAAGAAATGAATTCATTTCCATAAGAAACATAGCGGGGGCATTGGCTTGCAAAGTAGGAATAAGAGACTCATAGTCAGCCGCCGTTGGACGCAAAAAACCGAGCTCTAGATTCTTATTATGTTGACGAACAAAAAGTAATTTATTGTTGTTAAAACACTGAGTACTGACATTACTTTCTGCGTCGTAGTATGTAACTAGCCGAATATACTCAAGAATATTCGCATCTGTCATGTGATCGCTAAACTCAGCATAAATTTTCACACCGCGTTCTTTGCAAAGGAATAAAATATCTTGAAATCGAGGTATTCTAATATCTGCGTAAGGCGTCCCTTGAACGTTCTTATATCTTAATTGGTCTATTTCTGTTGAACTTTTTTCTCTAAATAGCCCTGTTCCATTAGTGAGTGCGCTCACATCTAAATCATGGAAAACATACAGAACACCATCGGTTGATGCCTGAACGTCACACTCTAAAGATGTCGCGCCAGCTTCAATTGCACAACTGAACCCAAATAATGAGTTCTGAGGAAATTGACGAGCGAAGCCGCGATGGGCGATCAACTCTAGTTGAGAGTTGTTAAGTACACTATTATTTGTTGTGATGGTTCTTTGCTGAGTTGCTATAGTTTTTTGTGCATTGGCTAGTTCATTTTGCAATGCAATAACTTCGCTGCCAAATGTTGCATCACCAACACTAACCCACGCACCCATACCAACACCCCCAGCAGACTCAGGCGTTGACCAGGCAGGAACCGCCTTCGGCAAATCGCCATCCCAGCGGTAATATCCGCCGGTAGTCTCATCACGCAGAACTTCATTGCGTTTTGTTATCTCTGCGCCCAGCTGGAAGCTGTCCATTGGGATGTAACCGGCCGCAATAATCGCCTGGTTCATATCGACTTTAAACCGCTCAACCAGTTGATCAAACATCCACTTAATACCTTCAATGGTCAGGTGGCTGCGGCCAAAGCGGTCTTTATATTCGTGTTCCAGAGATGTCACGAACTCGTCAATTTTGCCTGAGTTAAATTTCAGGTCGCGTGGTGCTTCACTCGGTACTGCATTTTGAGTAGGGATAGTAGCCATGTGCCTTTTCTTCCAATAAAAAAGCCAGCACTGAGGCTGGCTTGTTGGTTTGAGTGTTATGTCAGACGTTATAGTCTGCTTTCGGTGCGAAATACTCACTTGCGGTGATAGAGAATGTGCCGTCTGCGTCCGGTTTCTTGTCGGAGACTACCCAGCGCATGGCATCCATTTCAGTAACGGTTGATATGATGTATCGTGACGGCGACTGAACATTGTGACCGTCATAGATATTGAGCTGAATATCAGGGATATCGGCAATAAAGCCTTTATCCGTATCAGTCCGCGCCTGCGCCGGATATTCTCCGGATGAGTTTCCGAGGTGATCGGTGATGCTCACCACCATGTCACCGGAAAACTCAATACGCTCACTTGTGCTGAATACATTGCCGTTTCTGCCGGTAATGTGTCCGCCCTGCTGATTATTGTCGTAGCTGTCTGCCACCAGCACCATATCGCCGGGATAAACATAATCCCCGTCTGCCAGCGTTTGCAGGCTGATGCTTGTCCGCTGGCTGACCAGGCGATCCATTTCCAGCAGTGCGCGGTCAATGGCCTGATACTCGTTCCGGCAGCCGTGCAGAGTGATTTTGTTCGGGCTTTTTGCTGCCCCCTTCACCACTGCTCCGTTTTCGATACGGTACTTCAGATAGGTTTTTTTGTTGGTTCGCGGGTTAACGTATTCAACCTCAACGCCGTCATTACCACCAGGCAGCGACATGTCGTATGAAATGCGGAAGTTATTGCCGGTGATATTTGACCGGTTAAACACTGCCGCCGGATATTTTCGCTCCTCCTCCCGGGAGAATGTCAGTACACCGTTGTCAAAGAATGCCGTCACCCGCGCCACGTTGCAGATTGTCTCGATGCGCTGGCCGAGCGATACATCCTCATCATCAAACGTGTAATCAAAATACCCGAGGCGTTCGTCCGGCAGTGCAGCGCAAATTTCATACAATCCGTGCAGGTCGATGGTGTTCTCCGGCTGCTTGCCGGTAACCAGCCACGTATGCGTTACTGCATCAGCAAATGAGCGTGATGCCCGTTCTGTGTAATCCACTTTGCGGTTGACCATGTCATAGCTGATCACATGCCGTGTCACCAGCGCGTTATATTTGCGCTCACGTGAGCTTGTCGGGTTCTCTGTCGCCCTGACTGTTACCCGAACAATGGTGTCGTCAGGGTGCTTCTCATTGAGCCTGCGGCGGATAATGTGGGCCTTTTCCAGTTTGAGGATGCTGTGGTCGTTGCTGTTTTCCAGTCTGGTTAACTGGAATGCATATCGACCGTACCCACCTTGTGGTGTAAATTTTTCCGTTTTGTAATAGTTTTTTGTCTTTGGTGCCGCCGGGAATCCCCGGTTATATGATTCTCTTGTTCCTGAAATTTCCTCGTTGTCATCATTAACCTTCCAGAATTCAATTCTGGCATTAGCATAATCACCCTCACCAAGTTGAGCGTTTATGTGTATCCACAGCTGCCCGCCTTCCATTGGTGAAAAGAACGGACCAACTGTCAGGAACTGATTGTCATACAGAATGAATTTCGTGGTATTAACGACAGCATTCGGCGGCAGTGTCGCCAGGTCACCACCGGAAAGGTCAGTAAAGAAAAACTCATAATACTTTTCAGGCAATACGATTGATCCATCATCTGTTTTTCTCGCCTCTGACAGATAAGCATCTACCTTAATGTCTTTTGTCACATTACCGGTTGGCGTGTCGTACGATACACTCACGGTCATGGATACTGAGCGTGGTTTTGTGATGTCATAGAAGTAATCAAACTCATCCTGCAGAATGATTTTAATCATCGCCTCGCCGCCTTTTATCTCGCCGGAAATGACCTCATTTGCCGTTGCCTGATACTGCGTGATTTCATCGCTTTCATTCGGGCCCGGCACTTCCTGACCGTCAACGTCATCAAACTCAAATCCTTCAAATATTTCAGGGATATTTTCACCTGGCGGAAATATCTGATAACTGGCACCGTCCAGTGCAATCAGGTCAGACTCTGAGTATTTCACACTTTCAACATCAAAATTCCCGATACCGAAGTTCATCCACTCTGTGACTTTCTTCATGTTATCGATGTACTCAAACAGCGATTGCTGAATCAGATCAGGATATGCCCTCACCTGACCGTGAATTTCCGGACGTGCCTGATATGTTCTCGCTACGTTAGTTTGTCCGGTTAGGCGGTTATTCGGGCTGTCTTTTACGTTCGCGTCTGCGGATGTGAATGACGGCGTTTTCGGTGCCAGAAAAGAAAATACCTTCGATACCAGTTTGAATATCGGGCTTAACAGGTCTCCGATGGCACCGCCTCTCGGCTGGTCAAATACCTGAATGTGATGAGATTCAGTGACAACAAAATCAAGGCGGTCACCCTCAGTCAGCTGCACACCATTGACCATGATCACAACGTCGCTGCTGATGCTCTGTTCTTTCAGCCAGTCAAAAAAAAGAGAGCCGGATTTTACTTCGACTCTCTCTTTTGGCGTTCCCGGCAGGCGCTGAATTTCAATTACCGGCATAAGTCATAAACTCCACTTTGCTGTATATCCGCTGAATGGTCAGTAATCTGTCCAGGCGGACATGTCCGTTATCACCACGGCTGTGCAGAACCATTCCGCCGAGCACAACGCCGACATGAACCGGCACCGAACCGTCATAGGCCACAAATATCCCGCCACTTACCGGATGTTCTTCCGGCTTCCAGAAATTCACCTCATTTTGATAACAGGTCATAAAATCACTGTCAGATTCATAGCCGCTGTCGTGATGAATTTCAGCGCCGACAACATACCGGTAATAGAGTGTCACCAGCCCCCAGCAGTCACACGCAGTAAACGAGCACGCCCGGTTAACCCACGGCACCCCGATCATCCTGTCTGTAAATTCATCTGTCGTCATACTGCCTCCAGCCCCGGCCACTCCTGCGGCTCATAAATGCGGCCGACATTTTTATTCAGCGGATTCGTCATCGAAAGTGTCATTGATACCGCTTCCGCATCCAGTGATACATCCTTTGCAAACAGCTTCCAGCGCACGATTGCCGTGCCTTTGTCCGCCTCATCAAACAGCCGGTAAGTCACCTCAACCGGCACCATCCGTGAATACGACCGCCATGCTTTCAGCTTCTGCTTAAACTCATGCGCCACGCGGCTGAATTTTACGCTCGCGTCGATGATCGGTGTTTTACTCTGCTGACTCTCAGACATCTCAAAGTTGCACGGCAGGTATTCAATCCCGCCGAGTATCTTCGGGAAAATCTGGTGAGTAATAAGGTAAATGTCGCCGAATGACGGATGTGATAGCTGAAGTGTTTCGTACAGGATGCGGTTTGGTCGTTGTGCGCGGAACTCACGCAATGTCGGCATTATCCCTCCTTACACCGTGGCAGTGTTTCAGTGACAATAACATCCAGCCAGCCGCCGAACGGCGGCGGGAACTCGATAATCACATCACCGAATTCATCATCATCGTTATGAAGATTTTTACAGATAACCTGACCGGACCATGTGACCGATGCGCCGTTAACGCTGGTCTGCACTGGATAAGACACAAAGTGCAGTTCCTGTTCCTGTAGTCCGCTGCCCCCGATGTCGATTTTCATCCGGAACCACCGGTTGCAGTTGTCCAGATAATCCGGATGGCGCAGCCACTGAGCAAACGCCCGTTCCTGTACCAGTGTAAATATCCAGGTGACATTCCAGACCGTTTTCAGGTCATCGGTCAGTTTCTGGAATATCGGCGCACCGACCTGTGGCTGATCTGTCATGTAACCGGTGTCGATGGTCATGTTTTTGTCTGGCTTCTGTGCCAGAGGAAGCCAGTCAGGATAGTCGATAATCATATTATTCCCATTAAAAAACCCGCCGAAGCGGGTATTTATTAATTCTTATGGATATTTCTATCTAAATAAGCCCGTCTTTGTTGCGTGGTCAGATTCAGACATTGAGTATTTTTCTACCACATCCCCGTTAAACATCACTACTAACTCTTTCTTGGTACCAGATGCGGATGAACCAAACCAGTTTACAATCGGGATATAACTAACCGCATCTGCTGAAACGTCAGCAAATACATACTTCCAGATTTCTTTTCCGCCATCAGTGAAGGTGGTTTCTGCTGGTGAACCAAATACCCCCTTGATATCACTTTTCTTTGACACGCCTTCCGTTATCTTATCTTTTACCGAAGCTTCAGTTTCCTTCTTCAAAGACTGATTTCCTGAGTTGGCGCAGCCAGATAAAGACAAAATAGAAAGCGCAATAATAGAAGCTGCAAATATTTTTTTCATCAAACCATCCCTTTAATACACTTTATTTAATTAACCGCCCTCATGTTAATCATCTGGTGGTACAAAGGAAAGCAAAAAGCCTCAGTTAAGAGGCGGCGTGTGATCTGAGTTACAAGGCCGTCCGTGGCCTGTGGTATTAATTGATTAATGCGGGACGCTTACCGTTAATGCTTTCCTGCAAATAGCGCAGGAACACATAACCATCTTTAAACCTGTCATACAGTCGTCCAGCAATGGGAGAATCAATATTCCGCAGTGCGGGATATAATTCAAACTTCCATGCGGTGTAAATCACTTCGTAATGCTTCGCCAGTGCATTTACATTATGAACGTCAATATCCCTGTTTACTCGTTGATTAGTATTTTCTCTCGGATCTTCCTTCGGGATAAACTGACCTTCCAGCGCATCCAGATATGAGATAGCCAGCGGGATTTGTTCCGGCAGCAATTCGTTGATGTGCTGCACACCAAACTCAGCATGAACGTGTTTCCAGATGTCAGGGTAGATATTGCCAACACCGTGAGCGATAAGACGCTCGGCTGTCTGCCGTAACGGGATGAGTTCTTTCGCTGTGGACTGGCGTAAGTTTGGCTTTTTCTCAGCTTCTTCTTTTTTGCAGAAGTAGAAATCTTCCAGCGCCTCGAAAACATCCCATGCCTGATCCGTGTCCAGCATTTTGGCGTGACGGGCGGCTCCGCGTTCTGTCCATAAGATAAGGCTTTTTGCATGTTTACTGATGATGCTTGCGCCTTTATAAACTAACTTACTTTGAGTAAGCCAGTTCTTAAATTCCTTTAATATTGAACCGGTTAACTTATGAAAGTGCCTCCCCTCAATAAAGCGATCTTTATTACGCGAGAAATTAACCTGGATGTTATTAATCTCGGTGCCATATACGCCAGCAAGCATCTCAGTTGTAACAACCGGAACCCCCATGTGTACTACTGTCGGCATTGATTTTACTGAATTGCTGACTTGGCTGATTTTTGCTACATTATTCATGTCGGTCTCTCCACAGATTCTGACAATTAGAAGCCCTGACTATCGCAAGTAGCCGGGGCTTCACTGTTTATGCATTTAATGCGCCTTCTGACTTCAGGCTCTTCATCAATCTCTGGATTATTTCAGAATTTAATGACCGCCCCTCTCTTTTTGCTAATTTCTTCAGTATTTCCTTCAGCTCCGGCTCCATTCTTAATCCAAATGGTGGGATATCTCGTACTTTCATGTCACTCTCCATTCATTGTGTTTTCATTATGATTACACGGTGTGCATATTAAGTCAAAAAAAATATCGCTACACTGTGAAATCATACTGCAATTAGAGTGTAAACAATGAAAGGCATGAGAAGCATATCTCCATTTGGTGTCCGGATGCCAGATGACCTTAAAGAAAGGTTGACTGTGCGTGCAGCAGAAAACGGCAGGTCATTAAACTCCGAAATTGTCATGATCTTACAGGATGCTATTGATTCCTCATCATCCAAACCAAAAAGCAGCGCGGAGCACGCCGCCGCTATTCAGGCGGAAGAGGTTAAAAAAATGGTTTTCGATACACTGGTTAAGTTGTATGAGGGCAAGAAATAACCCACCCCGGTGGGTTTTATTCTTGCTGTGCGTGGCTTTAGACTCTGGATGTAGCTGTTGTATTACGAGTTATCGCGTTATGTATAACCCCTTTGTTATCCAAGTCAGTAATAATTATTCTCGCCACGTCTTCGCCATTCATCCCTTTCTCCATTCTCGGCTGAACCGTTGCATTGGAAACGTGATTTTCAACTATTACCTGGAAATTGACGCCACTGCCACCAATGTCCTTATTTGGTATAACACTCCCATTATCACCAGGAAGAAGATAATTTTTACCATCGTTGGTTCTGAGTATTTCAGGTTTCCCATGCTCACCAATTTGGTACATATTTCCACCAGACACCGGACCACCAGCATAACGAGCACCGGCAATTTTAGATGACTGAGAATAAACATTATTTGCAGCCGTAATGCCGCTCAATGCCGTCACACTATTGGCTACGGCAGACAGATTAGGTATAGCGCCAAGCCCCCCCATGAATGACCCGAGGATTGTTCTGGTTATTAACGCCTGAATAGCCATTTGCATTAACTGCTGAATCATTGTGTTCAGCGCTGTATTTGCCAGGTTTCTCATGGCATCACCAGCAGACTGAGTACCAGACAGCATTGCCGATACTGCCGTTGCTGTTCCTGAGCTAAGGGAGTCTATTGCCCCTCCCATTAATCCATTAAGGTTGTTTTGTGATTTCCACAATGACCACATGGCATCAAATCGTGACTGTTCATACTCAGTATTTGCAGCATTCATTAGTGCAAGGCTCTGTTGCGCCGTAATGACTTTTTGATTCTCAAAATCCTTAATCAGCGCCAGTTTCTGAGCGTGCTCATTTGCCAGCGCCTGAACAGGGTCAACCTGAGCCGCCATTTCCTGAACAGGAGTGACGGCTGATTTCGCATTTATCTCCGCTGTTTTTCTGGCGTGTTCCGCTTTTAACTCAATGCTGCGTTTCTGATACTGCTCCTCGGTGATGAGGTTACCTTTCAGTTGTCTCTCAAGTTGCTCCTGAGCCAGTTTCATATCCTGATCGGCTTTCGCCCTAGGATTCTGCTCAAAGGCATCTTTCCGGTCTTTTATCTTCTGATTGAGGTCGTACTCCTTACCGGCAAGTTCAGTTATTTCGGCTATCTGTACTGCATTGGCCTTTGACCCAAGCTTCTGCACTGCCTCAAGGATTGCTGCCTCACGGGAAAGCCCTTTAGTTTCCAACTCTGCAACCTTCGTCGCATTAGCCAGGTCAGTTATCTTCTGTTTGAGCTTTTCGGCTTCTGTGGCTTCTTTTGCTGCTGCGCTGGCTGCTGCTTTCGATGTGCGAACTGTTTCCTTTTTGGCATCAGCAAGATCATAACTTCTGGCTGCTTCATTCTCTATTTGCTGCATTTGAGTCGAGTCAGCCTTAACTCCTGCTTCTTCAGCTTTCTGCTTTGCGGTGGCGATAGCCCTCTGACGATCATCTGTTATTGCCAGGAGCTCATTTTGCTTGCGAAGATTTTCCAGTAACTTATCGCCATCCTGACTGCGCTCAACAGTCAATGATGTTGCGTTAAATCTCTGCTTTGCCCTTGTGGCGTCTTCAAGGTTTAACCCGTACGCTTTAAGAGCCGCACTGGCATTCGGCAACACAGAGCCGGATTGAGCCTTGAGGAGATCAGCGCCTTGCAGTAATTCACCGTTGAGCTTCGCCTGCATCAGTCCTGTTGAGTTTAATGTACGCGAATACTCAGTTGTTTTTGTATCTAATTCAGCCTGCTTTATCTTTATTTCATTGAGTATTTTGGCTCTGTCACTTTCCGCCCCGGCAAGGCTGTAGTTCCTTTCACCTGCCTTTTTGTACCTCTCATTCAGGCTGTCTATTTCGCTGCCAAGTTCTTTAATTTCATCTTTTTGAGTAGACATATGCTGAGTGGCTTTCGCTATCATTCCCTCAAGCTGGACGCGGTTCATGCTCTGCATTTTTTCCGTCAGCCCCTCAAGCTCATCAGCAAACTTTGATGCCTCCTGTCTTGCCTCTTCCGTTTTCTGGAAAAAATAATAAACCGCAGCACCGGCCAACATGGCGGCACCTGCCGGCCCACCTATCGGCGCAAGCAACCAGTTCATGGCTTTCAGTGCATTAGCCATTGTCAAACCAGTAGCGGCCACCCTGGCCTGAGATGCACTCAGTGTATTGTTCGCCTGCGCCGCAATGATGGCTGCATTGCTGTACGCTGTTTTCAATCTTGTAACGTTAGCCAGCGCTGTAGCCTCTGCCGCCGACCCTCTGGCGACCTGATATTCTGCCCTGGCAAGATTTAGCGCTGACATTGCCGCGTCTCTGTCTGCCACTGTTTTTCTCACAAGCACAGTTGCCGCATCACGTTCAGCCACTGCCGCCTGTCTTGATGCGGCTGCACCAGCCATTGTGTCACGAGCTTTTTTAACTTGCGCAGCACCAGCCAGCGCCAGTGCACCGGCGTACCTTGAGCCAATAACTCCGGCAGCAATAACCAGAATATTTGTCAGGTAATCAAGGTTTTCACTTATAGTCACAACCGAATCGTTGAATATTCTCGTGAATGTTTTAACAGTGGTGTTTTCGCCAAAGAATTTAGTAATATTGTTGCTGGCGATCTGAAGAGACTGCGACATTGTCTGTGTTGTATTCGCAAACTCCCTCTCAATCGTTGGCCCCATTTCACGGAATGCTTTTAATAACACATCGGTTGTTAGCTTACCTTCTCCTGCCATCTTGCGGAGTTCGCCGATACTCACCCCGAGAGAATCAGCAAGCCCTTTCATCAGTGCCGGTGCCTGCTCACTCATTGAGTTGAACTCCTGCCCGCGCAGTACTCCTGATGCCAGTGCCTGCGATAACTGAATCAGAGCACCTTCGGATTCTGCTGCCGTGGCACCGGAAACGGTCATGGCCTTTGAGATAGTAGTAGTTATTTGCCCCAATTCCTGACCACTTAATCCGGCACTACGCATGGCTCTTTCTAAACGTGAGTACAGTGTTGCGATACCATCAAGGCTTGAACGGCTGTTCTGCGCAATATCAAACACTCGCTGATTCACTACCGCCAGCGTCTCTCCGGCCTTTATGGAGTTGACGAGTTTGTTGTTGAGAACCGTCCAGGCTTCGGCGTAGCTGGCAACAGCAGAAGCAGATAAATACGCAGTCAGTGACGCAGCAACCCGCGACAGTGATGACATTGAACGCTCAGTGCCATTGACGGCGGTCGTTGTGCGGTTAAATCCGCCCTCCATATTCCGCAGCCGCTGATCCAGTTGACGTTGTGATGTCAGCAACTGAGCAACATCCATCTGCACCTGATATACGATTTCACCGACGTTTGCCATTTACCGGCTCCTTAAAATGAAAAACCCCGCCGGTTGGCAGGGTTATATTAATAACAATGTAAAAACTACTCTATTTGTGCTTTCGTTAGCGCCGGAAGCCCATTTTTACTTCTTGCCTCATTAACTTTCCCGACAAAAATTTTGTTTACTTTAGTTGGATATCCAGCACCTGCACATGAAGCGGCGATCACATCTTGGGATAACGGCTCACCACTCGCCATATTTCTATCCATCGATAACGCTCCAACTCCGCCATCATCTTTCTCAATAATGAAAGCAGAAAATAACTTTTTCCCAGTGTATGCTCCATAGGAGTTTTTGCCGTTCACCATCCCACAATAAAGGCTGTTAGTTTCTGTTTTAGGAAAATCCCCATGATAAAATTTCGCCGCATCTGGGTCCTTCATTTCCTCTCTTACTGCTCTTTCTACAGCTATAACTTCAGCCGGTGTCAGATCTCTCGCAAGAGAACCAAATGACACTAATGAAATAATTAGCGCAATCAATACCTTCTTCACATCCCCACCCTCAATAATTAGTTTCCCTCATGTTAATCATCTGGTGGTGCAAAGGAAAGCAAAAAGCCTCAGTTAAGAGGCGGCGTGTGATCTAAATTACAAGGCCGTCCGTGGCCTGTGGGTGTCAGAACAATTTTGCAATATTCACATTGTGAACCGCTTTCCATGCCGCAGCCGGATAGGAGTTCGCTTTTCCGTAGCGTTCATCAGGAACAGATAGAACCTCTGCTCCATTGTCGGCACACCATTTCTTGAGCGGATGCCATTTGAATTTTGTTTCGGTCATATTCTCAACCGCCAGAACCGTCGCATGTTTTTTACAGGCGCCAAGTTTCGCAGCGAGAGCATTCTTTTCACGGACAGCTACGGATGCAGTAGCCATTGCTGTGGCTTCACGCTTGCGACCAATCCACGCCTTAGTTTCCACCGCATAATCACGCTCAGCGGCAATCATTGCCTTTTCTTTCTCAGACTTCAGCAGGTTTTCCAGCGCTTCGATATAGTTACCGGGTACCACTGCATTCTTGCGGGAATTAAAATATGTATCTTCCAGCAACTCGAAGTAGTCCCATGCCTGATCTGTTTCCAGCATTTTGGCGTGGCGTGATGCACCTCTCTCAGTCCAGAGGATAAGGTTTCTTGCGTGCTTGTTAACTGACCCGAAGTTATCGGGGCAGTTCTTAAACGCATGTAATTCCACGCCTTCTAACTTGAAGTAATGCTTTCCTTCAACAAACCGGTCTTTGTTATTTGAGAAATTATCCTGGATATTTCTCGCGTCAGCTCCGTACCCCACCGCCAGTGATTCAGTAGTGATTACCTTCTGATCACGGTAGTAGACTTCAGGAACCGTAAAGCGACTTTGCGTGACAACTGCATTATTGTTTGCTAATGTAATTTGACTCATGAAACTTCTCCATCATGGTTAAGTTTGGGGATTGCCAACAGTTCGCACCTGTTGGCTTTTCTGTTTTTAGTGCCTGTCAATGTGTTAACCTCGCTTTTGAATGCCACTCCATGTGTTTCAAAGAACTAAACAACGGGCCTTGCACGTCCTTTAAGCGCCCTGTCATTTCAGAATCAACCTCCATATTCAGTCTGCGCAACGATGGCGATAACATGCCGCCCCATATTTCGTTAATGCGCTTGATGTGCTTATAGGCCGTGGTGAGATTTCGTAACAGAAGATGCTCATCCAGCCCGTTAACTGCCACTTCACGATCCAGAATATCCAGCGCCCACTTACGGAATTGTTTAGCGACCGGCGTTGATGCAAACATAGCGATCAGGTGAGCGCCGCGCAGTGAGAAAAGGCGGACAACAACCTCAACTTCACCCGTTTTTCTAACCAACGTCATTTTGACGGTGGTTGTCATCGACTCCGTAAATTCATCAGAATTACGGGAATACACGCGACTAACGTTATCAGTCCGGCTATAACCCAACGCTTTTGCTAACTCCGTTGATGTGAGCCACATTTGACCGTCCTGATAAACCGGCTCAAATGTAATGTCCTGGAAAGTTAAGTCTGTTTTCGCTACACTGTTCATGTCATTTATTCCTGTTGAGGGATTATTTGATACTGAGGCCTCAATTGTTCGCGCAGTTGAGGCTTCTTCGTTACGGCATCCTGAATTCACCATTTTTAGCCATCTCCCTCACTATCTCTAAAATATACTCAAGCTGCACCTGAGTAGAGCGCCGCTTTTCACTGGCAACTTCATCAATCCATTTGCGCATATCTGGCTGCATGCGGAATGGGTACGGGGAAATTCTATTTTTCTTTTCCATAAATTATCTCCTGTGTAGTATTCCAATTGCACATCTTCATGATGTAATATCAGTTATAACCCATGACTCCCTAATGTGTCAATATGAATTTTATAGAGTTCACATATGAAAATTGATGATAATTTTAAAACCCGTATTACCCTTGCTAGGCAATCAATGGGGTTAACACAGGGTGAGCTTGCTGAAAAAATAGGCGTTGTACGCAGGCAAGTCGCCGCATATGAGGCTGGTGATTCAAAGCCCAGGGAGAAAGTCCTATCCAACCTAGCTGCGGCCCTTGGGGCATCACCTGAATGGCTATCTCATGGACACGGCCCATCACCAGACCTGTCAAATGTAAGGAAAACTGTCACTCTGATAGAAATCCCAGTGATATCACTGGTTAATTCATACGATTATTTTTTTGGAAAATCTACGGGCGATGTAGGGAATGCTATCGTTGACTTCATTCCCGCTCCTCTTGGAGCCAAGACAGATTCATTTGCGGTGGAGATTGCTGGTGACGCAATGACTTCATCTAGAGGGTTAAGCTTCCCGTCAGGAACGGTTGTTGTTTTTAATCCAACCGATCAGGCCAAAATCGGCGACTTTGTTCTTTGTGCTCTTCACCCAGATAAAGCGTTAACGTTTAAGCAGTTTATCTCCAGCAGGAGTGAGGCGCTTTTAAGACCACTGAACGCACTGTATCGCTCTATGCCGCTTAACGATGATACAGATATTATTGGCGTGGCCATCCACTCCCAGTATGACCTGACCGCAAAAAGACCATTTTGGGATAGTTATCCAGATAATGATTTTAACCCGGAATTGTTCCCAAATGACCTCTGGATGGATTATGAAAAAGAAACACCTCGGCGGGGGAGTTCCGTACTTTCCCGTCTAGACAAAATCGAGTCTATGCTTGAAAATCTGCTGAAAAATAAATAAGCCCCGGAAGGGGCTTAGTCACGCCTTCTTCCTGCTCACCAACCGGCGCTTGCCCTTAATCAGGTCATCGTTGCGTGCATCATCGGCTTTGGTGATAGCCTCATACTCATCTTTCGTGAAACCTTTCTCATCGGGATATTTCGCCTTCAGCATCATCACGAACTCAGTCATTGTGAGTTGTTCCGCTTCGCTGCGGGTGATGTTGAAATGCACACGGGCGGCGCTGATGTAATCGACTGCGTGGAACTCGTCGGAGTATTCGTCTTTACCTTCGTTGCGCTGAAGTTTGCGCACCTTGGCCTTACCGATAATGCCGTGGGTCATCAGCTCACGTGCCAGCAGGATGATATCGCGATAATGCATGGCTCCCTGCCGGTACACCATGCCGGATTTGCCAACCCGCCATTCGCCGATAACCTCAGAACAGTCATCGTCACAACATGCCTGCATCACGTCCATTGCTGTCGATAAAATGCTGCGCCCGTAAACCGGTTTATTTAACAGTGCAATCAGCCATTCAGGAACCACTCCGTAAGCGTCTACAGCAGACGCTATAATTTGTTGTACCTCTGCGCCATTTAATTGCGTAAACGCACTCACAATCTCTTTAGGCTCACCGATTCGCGTCATGGCATCCAGCGACGGGCGGAACAGGTAATCATTTTCGGCAGTGGATATCACCATCTCGCCGTATTCTAAACGCGGTGTCAT